TGCCGCAAGGTCGTGTACGGTCTTTTCCGTAGTCATGGCGATTGCAACGGACCCGGCGCCCATCTGACCTTGAAAGAGATAATCCCCCGCCGCATCATGGTGAATTGACCCCGTAAGGTCTAAAAAGCTGTATGTGGTTATGTCGGACATATCATCCCTCCTTTAATCCAAATAAATTCCTACAAGCACCGCCTGTATTCCGTTCGCCTCGTGACAGGCTACATAGATACTCTTCCATATCCTCGCGCTTCGATCTTCAAGGGCGATATCCTTTTCCTTTATGGATTGCACTATATAGCCCTTAGGCATCGGTGCCCCCGGCTGCAAGGCAAGTACCGCCTGTTGAGCCTGCCACGTTCCAGGCGCGAGATAACCGCGCATGACGGCCTGATCGCAAGCCCGCGCCACTGCCGCCATAATCTGCGTACCACCCTGATCGGTAAAAGGCACTTTCGGAACGCTGTTAAAAAGGTCTGAGACATTAAGCTGAATCGCCTCAACCAGCATGTCGGCGTTGATGACCTGATCGAACCACCTACCGTTTGCCATCCGGCCATCCTCGAACCAGTTGTAAAAGCTGCCCCGCTGAATATACGCGTTGCCGTTATCGGCCTTGATGTTCACCACGTCATTCTCAGTGAGTGGCCCCGCCCCGGTGAGTACGAGGTTCTCTGCCACCACGCCCACAAGGTTCTTGAAGTCCATGATATAGGCTGAATTGGAAAGGCCTGTATTCAAGCCCATTGCCCGGCCCAGGAGCGCGGCCCCCGCGTAAGTCGTGGTTGAGTAGACGCCCATCGAGCGGGTGTAACTCAAGCCCTTCAGGGTATCAAAGATATTGCTTGCGGTTCCGGCTCTTGCGTCCGAGTCGGCAGTATCGTACAAATATGTGCTGTACGGCGTTGCAGCTTCGCACCATGCCGCGTTAAGGATATGGTCGGCCTTTGCTGCGCCGATAACATAAGCCGCGTACCACGCAGAGCTTGCGGCCCTACATGCTGCCAGGGCTTCCGCTGTCGTTTCGGCCCGGACCGCCGTAATGGTGATCGTGCAGCCCAAACCGCCCGCCGGGGAAACTGTTGTGGCAAGGCCCACTTCATCGGAATAACCCGTACCCGGCGTATTGACCGTGACTGTCGCCACGCCACCACTGCCGTCAAGAGTAGCCACGCGAAGTGTGCCGCCGGATGCTCCGGACTGTACCACCGTCAGAATATCCCCGACATGGTAGTCATCGGACCCGGCCCCGCCTGCCGCTGCCACGGATACCGTATCAATCTTGCTTGCCACCTTGTCCTGTCGGCCCACATAAAGGTAAGTCGGGGTAGGCACCTGGGAGAAGTATTTCACCGCTGCAAGATATTCAGGGTCGGTGAGGCCAAACCCATCGATAATCATTCCTGCCGCGCTGGTATAGACCCTCACCCTTTCCAAGATGGATATCCGTACCGTTGACCCCACGATAAGCCCTTTATTGAATGTGTTACGCGGGGCTGCCGGAGGCGTGAGATAAACCGAAAGCTGAATTACACCATTGAGCGTCAAAGGTACTGCTGTCGCCATATTAAGCCTCCTGTGGGGCGGTAACGGTAAATTCCCGTTCCGTGCCGCTATCTGTAATCAAGTCAAATACTGCTGCCGCGATATAATCCACGGTATCGCGTTCAATCACGTTTTCATAGAACATCATGGTAAGGTCGGTCCGCTCCCACCATTGAGATTGAAACAATTCAGGAGCGCGCCGGGGAACTGTTTCAAGGGGAACAAGAAAGACATTCTTGAGGGCGAGTGCATCCCGGTAAAGCTGCTTATACATGGCGCTTTTGATCTTGCCACCATTATCGTAAGAGTTGGGACCGTACAAAACCCACTTCACGGACCAATAACGGGTATACTGAATGGCCTGGTCGAGGTTATCATTGCCCACGTTATCAGATAGAACCCGTTGCCGGATAAGGTTGTAATCGCTCTCCCCTTCAATACAGGAAAGAACCGCGATATCATCGGTGATCTTCCAAGCCGGTTGTCCCGTGGTAGGCCATGCCGTGCGTACAGCCGAATAAGCCGCCGCCTTATTTTCATTGGTGACGAATGGCAAGCCCAAGGCAAGGATGGTGAGGTTCTGGTAAAGGATATTCATTTGAAGAAGGCTATTCTTCTGATCGGCCATTTATATCCTATCCCGGTAGACGATGCTCATCTTCTCGGCCATCTTGTCATAAACGGCTTGAGCGGCTACGTTTTGGGCATCAGTACCCCATTCTATTTTTATCACGCCCTTTTCTTTGCAATACCGCCTCAACTCTCCATACATTGCCGCGAATATGCCGCCTCGTCTTTTGTCCGGTACGACGTAAGAGATGTATCCCCAACACGATGCCCCGTCAGAGGAAATGGAAAATACGATGCAGCCTACGATACGACCGTCCGACTTTGTATAAATGACTTCTTGATCGGCTGACGTTAAAAGCTCGTCATCGCACCAATCGGCCAAAGCAAGTTCCGCCTCTTTTACTGTCTTGAATGCCGGGCTATTGTTTAAAGTCTTGCTATGAAATATTTCCATTACATACCTTCCATGCGCGCTGCGGCCACCTTGTAAAAGCCATATGAGCCGTAAGGCCAGTTATTTATGACCCGGTACATTTCGCCCTTCCATAGGATCTGATCGGAAAGCGCGCCGTCACGGGTGGTAAATACTTCCTTTGTCAGATGGAAGACCTGCGCCCCCTTTATCCGGTTACCTTCGGGAAGCATGTCAAGCTCTGCCTCGTTGATGACCGATACCTCGCCGTGACAGGGAGTGACTTGAGGATTGAGAATTGACGCGGTAATGTCGATCTTCACCCCGGACCCGCCAGAAGGCAGGACCGACACGGATAATCCCGCGCCACTCACATAATCCTGCCCTGCTGTCAAGATACTGACAGACTCAATCGAACCACCCGTTCCTATTGTCAGAACTTTGACATTACAGCCGGATGCCACGGACTGAATCAGGGTAAGAACATCATTGACGTGATAGCCGATTCCTTTGTGGGCCGATTCAACCGCTGCCGTCTGGACCTGCCCACCTATTGTCGGTATCCATCCACCTTCGCCGAAAGCCCCGGTAGTCCGATAGATGGAAAAGGGCTGTGCGAGCATGGGAGAGGTAACGACATGGGCGAGGTTAATCATTCTTTCACCACATGCTTCATTGCTTGCTTGAGTGCGCCGGTATCGATCAATGGGTCTTTACTCCCCTTCGCCTCCACATAGGACATCTCCGGGGTGATCTTCCGGCCATACTTTTCTGATAACTTCCCGGCAAGCCAAGGGCCAAGCTCCTTGGTAGAGTTAGGAGCCCAATCATTGCGCGGGTCAAGAAACCAATTTTTAATAGCGTCCTCGCCGGTTTGCCCTGCCGCCTCAAGTGCCGCCCTTGCCTCTGTGGGCTTGCCATCCATCAAAGCCTTTGCCGCGTCTGCAAGGTCTTCCGCGATATACTTTTTGTTATCCTCTGCCTCTATCGCAGGTTCAATGATAGGCCGGGCCGGAATACCCTTCAAAGGTGAGCCGTGCGTGTGAATATAAACAAGCTGCGCGTTGTTCACCTTCTCGCCTTCACGCGGTGCCGATTCTTCAGTCACCCCAACCAGCACCTCAGCTGCCGCAATCTTCTTGAGAGCGTCAACAATGCCCTTCATTTTGTCCGGGCCGGAAGTGATAGAAGTGGAGGCGCTTATAATTGTGCACCCCCCATCCCCACAATGTTCGCAAGGTTTATGAACATGCGACCGTATGAGGTTGCGTTCCACTGTCCCGCGTCCTTCTCAAGTATCGACTCCACGTTGTATGACGCGGACACATCCCCGACACTTTCAGACGCCACCATGCCGTTCATGCCGCCCCCCGGCGCCCCCCCGGCAGCCGCTATGTTCTGCTCATTCTTTGCCAGGCTGACGAAGTGGGCCGTGCACAGTTCAAGCCCGTGCGTGTAAAGATCGGCCCACCTCGTTTGAATAAGCCTTTTCTCCGCAATCCCGTACCAGAATAGAATCATCGATTCAGGATAAGCCGCCACGTCCCCAAATTCGGGGAAGTCGGCGCGGAAGGCTGTTATTTTGGAATCTTCAGCCACGTTTTAGGCTCCTTTGCCGGTATCTTCCGGTAGGTCGGTCTTTTTCTTCCCTTTGCCGGTATCTTCCAGCAGGTCGGTCCCGACGCCTGTCACCTGAAGCGGGAGTACAAGACTCCCGTCCGCAACGAGTGACTTGATATAATCATCATCCAGGCACTTGTCGGGGATCGTGTTGTCACCGGGGACTATGGTGATCGCGTCTTTGTAGCTGCTCCCCGGCACGAAGTTAAAAGCTGTTGGCCTGTTGCTGTAAATTTTTGTCATGATCTCTCTCCTTTAGATTTGATCGTAAAATCCCTGTGTGACGGGATAAGGGAACTCCACCACGCCGAGTCTGCCGAAGTACGTAGTCAACTGGTAAAGGCTCCGATACTCAAGGGGCAACCTCTGAAGAGCGGTAAGCGGAAACCGCACGTACTTTTTATCGTTGGTGTAGGCGAACATACGGGCATAAGTAAGCCCCGTCGCTGTCGCGGCCTCAAGCCATTTGACGCCTTTGATCTCAAGTTCCACGCCGTTGACCACGTTGGCGTAGTTGTTCATCCTTATCCACTCAAGAGCGGACCTGTAACCGGCGATACCGGCATCCATACCGGCGAGGGTCGATATCCGGCTGAAGGGCAGGAGGAGCGTTCTCGGGCAGACCTTCCAGCCCGTCGCGGCATGGACGGCATAAAGGAGAGCGTTAACATCCGTCTGAACCTCCTGAAGGGTCTTGTCGGGCCAATTACGGGAAGTACCGGCGGCATTCAAGGCCACGTTGCCCGTGGTGACAATCGCGGTTGAGTTCAAGAGGCCATAGACGCCGAGGCTCGAATCCCCGATATAGACCTGCTCATCGATGTCCATCTGGTACTTGTCCTGCATGGCGTCGTACTTCTGCATGTCCACGGGCCTGCCGATCTGCTGCGAGGAAAGAAGCTCCGGCACGGTCCATCCGAGCTCCATGGCCCACAGGTACAGGGGGTTTACCGTCTTGCCGATGTCCAGGGATATGCTGGCGATGGCGTTGGAGTCCTTGCCTACCCAGTTCTTGCCATTCGGGTTTATCCCGCCCGTGGCGGCCCAGGTCGTGTTGGTGAAGGAGCTCGTCTCATCGGCAACGGAAACGTCCTCCCTCAGCTTAATATCCCTGCTCCACGAATACTCTAAGAGGGGCAGATTGAGGGTAGGGTCGAGCCTTTCAAGCTCGCCCACCAGGAAGGCTCCGGCGCTGTCTATCGTGCGTTTATCGTATGTGATCATGTCTCAATACCCCCTTAGATGTTGTAGGCAATTTCGCAATTGCCGTCTGCGTCCATCGTGCCGGTGAAATAGGCACCCGGTAACGCTTCACACTTGCCGCTGTCTGCGTCGGACTCAATGCCGCCGTAAGGATATTCAGCCGCGCCGTGATCGGTCTTACGGACATAGACAATGCCGCCCTTGGCCGGGACTGCGGCGGGCAAAGAGGCGTTGACCTTTACGTTGATGTATCCGCGCTTCAGGATGTTGCATATGGGCGTGTAGGTGAGGTCGGGAACATTGGTCCCAAGGGCCTCATTGGTCGATCTCTGCATCGGGAAGGGCCGGACCAGGATACCGCCGCCCACCATGACGCTCGCCAAGGTATCAGTAGAGGCTACGGGCAGATAAAGCCCGGATACCAGTTTCATCGGGATACCGAATTTGAGCGGAGGATAGGAGGCATTCAGTATACCCGCCTCTACTGTGGCATGTTCCTTTCTTGTGACATCGCCGGGTATTCCGGCAGGTGCGCGATAGGTTAATGCAAAGTTACTCATGTGCGTTACCTCCCTTTATTGGTCTGCCAGAAGTCGGCATATTTCTTGTTGAGATCGGCGGGGCTGTCAGTGGTATTCGATGCACCTTTGAAGTCCCGAGTGATAAACTGCGCGTTATTGCGCTCTGCCTTCAGGGTCGAAACTGCCCTGAATACCGCGTCTACCGTGTGATACTTCGCGGCCTTGAAGTCGGTTACGCCGAAGGGCTTGACGAGGTTCGCGTCAGAGGTCTGCACGACTCCCATAACTTCGCGCATGATCGCATCACGGGTGACGCCACGGGGTTTGAATCCGGGGGTGAGGATTTCCATACGAGAGAGAAGATCATTGTCCGGGGCGGCATCCTTCGTCTTTTTGTCGCCCGTCTTCTTCTCTTCCTCTTCGGCGTCCTTCTCGTCCTCTTTCTTGTCCGCTTCGTCTTCCTTGTCGTCTTCGGTCTTTTTCTTCTTCTCTTCTTCCTCTTCTTCGGCCTCGTCCTTGGTCTTCTTGCCGAAGCAGTCGAGGGATTTTCTCAGGCCATCAAGGGACTTCTTGAGTTCACCGGCCCATTCAGGCTCGCCGTCCTCGGTTTCCTTTTTGTCTTTCTTCTCTTCCTCTTCCATGTCGGCATCGAAGAAGCTAAGCAATTTCTTACCCATTGCGGTATCTTTGAATTTCACGGGTGCTACCTCCTTATTGTCTTTGTCGTGGCACTTGCACTTTCCGCAGCCCGTACATGGTGCCGCGTCTTGAATTGAACATCGGATACCGGC